TGTTATATAATTATTTGCTACAACATATTGTTGATTATTATTAACACTATATGTATTTATATTTATTGTTTCATCAACATCTGAATAATAATCATTGTAATCAAAATCCCACGAAGACAAAACATAGGTTCCAGGATTTGCGACCGCTCTATATACTACACTTAAATCATCATACCCTGATGCCTGTGTATAATTAGTGTTATATTGAGTATCTTGCCATTGTGATATAGCAGGCTCTTGTAAAGGTGAATCTTGGGTTGCTTCAGATATGATTAATTCAACAGATGGGTCTGTTGGACTTGGATGTGTATAAGTATACGATGTGGATGCAATAGATTTGCCTAATAACAAATTGCCTGTAAAATCAGAATATTCATACGAATAACTTAGTGTTGCTCCGCTTTCATTATTAACATAATATCTTTTTGGAAAATAAACCAATTGATTTTGATTAGTGTAATTTGGATATACTCTTTTACCACTGATATTAAAATTGTCCCCACCGTGGTCAGTATACCAATCTTCAATATCTGTTACAGTATTTGCTGAATTTAAAGCAGAACCATATACTGTGTTTGTTGATCCCTCAATTCCATACTCTACGGTTTCAAAATCTTTTACTAATGCATGCCATTCTGCTAAAGGTGTCGCTGCCATACAAGATGTTTCTCTTGTTAAAAACCATTCAATTTCGCGTGTATTAGTATTTGATGAGGGCCAATCATTTATTCCCACTGTTGGATATCTACAAAAACCGCCATATGGATATATATCATCAGCAGATAACTGATAAAATTTTACAATATTACCTGAACTGTTTTTTGCTCCTCCAATGACCCAAATATTATTTTCCGAATCACATCCTATACCATTTGGTTGAAATGATAGATCAACCTTTCCTTGCCCACCCTCAAAGTTTTTTGTGGTAACATTAAACAAACTGTACCCCATGTTTTTATTTTCACAGCCGGCAACAAACACTTTATAATTGTCAGAATTGGTATTTGGATATAGATTAGGAAAATCTACAGTAATTCCCTTGCACCCTTTATTAGGAACTGTAGATGGAAACACCTGTCCTCTTTTTGTAATATATGTTGATCCGCTTTTATATGCATAGTCTACAATTCTATCATCTTGTTGTGGTGTCTGACGGTTGCCATAAAATCTTGAGGTAAACAATGTGCCATCTTTACCAACCGCTAATCCATAGGATGTATAATTGTTGTATAACAATTGACACGACCACGATGTCCCATTATTTTTAATAACATTTACACTTCTGCGACTTCCCGATCCGCCAGAAGGTGCTCTTTGTGTAGGCCCAATAACACAGAAATATGTATTAGGATCATCTGGTGCTGTTGCTAATCCATAATTTGCTCCGTGATAATTATATACAAGAGTTTTTGGTGCAGTATACGTTCCTGTTGTTGATTCAGATATACATGAATATAAATGAGCATTGTTTTTATATGCCCCATAAAATGTTCCTACATAAGCATCGCCTGTATTATAATTAATTGCAATTCCGCATCCGTGTGGTGGATCAGCTGGTAATTCATCAGGAGGATAATCTGATATTTTATTTTGTCCAGGAGTACAATTAAAAGCATTTAATTCTTGGCCGTTTTTCAAAGAACATTTAAAAGCATATACCTTACTATCTTTATATAAATGATACCTATCAGTTATCCATACCCATCCACCATATCCTGCTGCTCCTGCATGTGTTGTTGGATCATTAGTGATTCGTGTAACATCTACTGCTGTTCTCGATATATTTCTAGCAATACCCTCAGGAGAACGTAATTGTGTAATCCATATCCTATCTCCTTCGGAATGAAGCATGTCATGTTTTACTTGTGTCTTGGTTGATACACATTGAACTTTGCCATTAGAAGTATGTACAATTAAAACATATGGAAGGCCATCATATCCACTATCTGATTCTTCTTTTAGTATGTAATATAGTGGTCTTTGTGTGGCATACACTTCATCTAATATTTGTTTATCTGATTTAGAAGGATCGTTGTATATATTTTTTAAAAGTGCTCCTGGAGGCGCACCATAATAATATCCTGATAAATTGTCTATATAGCTTATTGTAGTACTAAAATTAGACGTTATTTGTTTTATTATATATTTGTCTGCAAAATCAAAATTTCTAGGAAATCCACACGAACCAACAGCACCAATATATCTATAAATATTGATTTTTTTAAAGTTACCCAGTGCTCCTGGTGAATAAGACCACGATAATCTAAATCTATGTTCATATCCTCCGCCTGGGCCAGAAGAAATCAACGGTGTGCAGCTCGTAAATTGTATTGTATTGCTTGACATATTTCTAAATACTTATACCCATTCTCTCATTCTTCAATTATATTGTAGGTGTTAAAACTGTTACGTTATCGATAAAGTAGTCTCCGCCTCTAATTAAAATGTCTATAGAGTTAACATACATCCCCTGTTTCAATTCACCATATCCCACAAATGATACATTATATTTGTTATATTCTTTGTTATATGTAAATACAGGATCTTCAATGGCCGACAATTGTATAGAAGCAATGGATGTTATAATTGTGCCAGTGCTATCATTTAAAACCTTTTCTAATATATTAGTTTCAAGATCTAGCGAATATAGCACCGGATAATATACATAATCACTACTATTTACCATACAAATGATAACAGATTTTTCTTCTTCATGAAACCACGTTCCACCAAAATGACCATCACAAATTGGAATACGATGTATATTATCCGCAATAGTGTATATCTCATTTGTATCATAATCAAAAGATATTTTTGCGAACAATAAATAAGCTGTTGTATTTAACATTATTGTATCATACCAAATATCAAAATCCTTTAAATACGAACTTAATTGTGTTTCAAATGAGGTATTTAAAATATAGAAATTATCATAAACGCTTGCCAAAGATTCTTGGGCAATTTTAATTGTATTTCGAGCATCTCGTGTCCACAATTCTCCAGGCAACTGGCGCTTTTCATATATTGTCAACCCCGCTGTATCTTTAAACAGTGCATATTGGTTTCCAAATATATCGGTTTTCCATTGATATAATTGTTTATCTGTGTCATAGAATTGTTCATACCAGCTCTCAATAGGATATTGTTTTCTGAAATTGGTATTCCAATCTATTGTATTTTCCCACACATTATCTTCATCTCCATACCATGGATCATATGCATCACCTTGTCTCCTGATACCATTATCATTTTTACTAGTGGTTTCATATTTAGTTTGATATGGTATAAATTCTTGATGCTTTTGTGCATTTGTAATATATCCAGATTTACCCCATTCAGTTATATTTGATTTCATCCAATTAGAATTTATTGTTGTTGTTGTTATAGGTGTTGTTTGATCTTTTTTAGACAATCCTCTATCCGTTGCATATATATCAACATTTCTGAAAATTGTCTGATATCCTCTATTTTCCATTACTAATAAACCATTGCCTACTGTATCAATTATGTTATGTATATTTTTACATACTGCAGTAGATATGCCTAGCATTCTTGGAATAAAGTATCCTCCACGGTCTTTCAAGCTATACATATTACCAATATATGGTACAGCAGCATATGTTGGATAATGTCTATTGGTCAAATAGGCATATGGGGTTAAAGGAGTTATAAGATCACCACTAGTAGCAACATTCCAACTTCCGCCTGTTGGTGGTATTCCTTGAGTTGAGCTACTTACTTCTTGCATCCAGGTAAAAGAATTTCTCGCATAATAGTTTACTAATAGAGGAACATTCTCAATATATTTGAATTCGATATCAGATGAAATATTTGTTGCAGTGACTGTCAAGTCTCTAACATTGTTTAATGAGTTGGCTGTTAAATTAGATACTGCATTAGTATCAAACAATAACTGGCGCCATTGATATATAGGTGTAGCAGCTGTATATACTAGTGGCTGTTCCCATACTATTGCTGTATCATCTATTCTCTTATATTCTACATACGTATCACTGTCTAAAATCATATTAGACATTTTGCCACCATATATAAAATTATAATCATCTACCAATTCCGGTATACCATCCCAAATAGCAATTCCTTTATATTTTGTACTTTCCGTATCAGAGTCTAATGCTTGTAACCATACAGGTCGTGCACCACTAGTAATACCATCAAACAAATTTGTAGAATAATTCCACCCAGACAGTGGCACACTTAAAATATAATTTATATTGTCTGAATTAAAACAATCCATTCGAGCTACATAACTAGACACAGATGACACTCCTGTAGATACAGAGTATTGCTGTATATTGTTTATATGTGCTATAGATGTCATTGGCAATCCTAATGTCATATCAGGATAGGGTATATTAAAAGATTCCAAAATATTACCGTATGCATCAAAAGTAGAGATAGGCACGTGACGAATGCTGTTAGGATCCGAAACAGATGTTAATGAACTCGATATTGTAATATCATCTAAAGTTGGGTATATTTTTACGGTTTCTTGTGTAACATTTATTTCTACTGAACTTATAGGTATTATTTTTGTAGATATATGATCATAATATAAATAATCCCCTGGACCAAAAGTTAATGTTGTTGGTTCATCTACTGATATCCAATCTTCGGTATCTTTATCATACCTCATTTTTATCCACTGTTGTGCTGAATTTGTATACTTATACTTTAAAATTAAATATGGAGCATTTTCTTCAGGAGTTGTTCTATTTAATCCAGAACGATAATACGCATACATCATATTATTTTTTAATATAAATGGTTGACCAGTATATGTAATCCACGAACCTGGTCCCCATCCAACATCAGGTTCATTTTGTTGTCCATTATTTAATTTGAACCATCCAAATTCTGTACTACTCTTGTATCCTAGTCCATCAGAACCTCTCCATAAATCAAAATCAAATGCTTCAGTTGGATTTGTTATTGATATAATATAATCTGACAGTTTATTAAAATCATCAAATTTATTGCCCGGATGACCTAAAGGAGAATAATAAAGAGCTTTACAATCACACTTTAACCATTGATTATAGTCTAAATCTTTTTTCTGGGCAGGAATTTCTTTATGCAATGATATTAAATCTTCAGCTATATATTCACAATCCGTTTGATGGGCATAATTTTTAATAACTTCATTTGCATTTTTATCTTCATCTTGCCAAATAAATGTACATCGTTTTCCGGGTGTAACAAAATGTGTTAATCCTGGCTGTGCAGCTGCACTAATAGGCGAAACATCAGTATCCATACCTTCTATATATGTTATAGGTGCACCACTTAACCATGCGGCATCTATAGCTATACTATCATTAATTGTTTCCCGTTCTGTATATAATGGGGCTAATAATTTATAAATTATATCACTAGTTTGTGGAGAAGGCCCTGCGCACGCGCCTAAAAAGTATTTCATATTAATAGAACTTAATGTCATAACCGTACATTGACTAGATAATGCAACAACAGGAATATCTTTAGTGTATCTTATAAATGGCCAATATATTGAATTACCTCCTAACGCAAGAGGTATTTCTGTGTGCGTCATTTTATGTAACCATGCATACTGTTGATGTCCATTATAAACACCATTAGGATTAGTATCAAAAGGTCCACCAACTCTAATTGTAATCGAATCGGAATCATCGTATTTTATTCCTGCAAGTGCTCCATTTTCAACTAATGGTGTGTCATAAATGTATATTGGTTTTAATGTACTCAATGTACTAGATGTCGTTGCCCAATACAATGACTTGATATCTATTTGTGTCTGTTTATCTAAATAATAATGGCTATAATCTAAATTGTTATATTGTTTTCCGGACCAATCTAAATCCTCCCCACTTACACCAAATCCTGGTGTAGGAAAACTAAATACAGTTTTTCCTTTTGGAAGTCGAGCAGACATGATATGATTGATAGTTGTTGTGCCATCCTTTCTAAGCCAAGCACCTTTATAGTCATCTCCCTGCCAAGTAAAAATAATATCAGATTGAGTATATTTTGCTGCTCCTGTTGCACCACTTTCTACTAAATTAGATTCTAATATATTTGTTGCATCATATTGACTATAAGGATCTGCATAATAATGTTCGCCGGATAGCCAATAAAACCAATTATTACCAACCTCAAGAGGTATTGAAAATTCAGCCTGTACAGGAGTATAATACCCTCCATCAATAACATATTGTGTTTCACCAAGATATTTTTCAGTTAAGGCCTTACGATAATATAAATCAAACATCCCATCACTAATTAATAACTCTGCGGCAGTTAATGGCATTCCATTATTGTACAGAATCATTATATTGCTTAATCCACTTAATAAAGGATTGTCTGTATATATAGGTGAGGTGCCTATTTTATATAGCCAATCAAAATCGTTTGTGTTTAACATTTTCCCTGTTAAATATGTTCCCACTGTAGTTGAAGTTAAGTCGTAATAATCAGTAACATTTACTGTAGGATCTTTATCATAATATTCTGTATCATCATATAATTCTTCTACTATAATTTGAAAAGATGGAGATACAGCGGATAATTCCGGCAAAGCATTTAATACGGAAAGATCTGTAACATTAGTTAAATATTCATTACCGGGAAAACGCCTTCTTGTAAATGCTTTTAATAGATACTCATAAAACAACCTTTCTAATGCCGGGCGCGAGCCTGAAGTGTTATATTTTAATTTAGCCTTTTTAACAGCTTCTCGTTTATTAATAATATAAATAGCTATTTCTTTTAACTTACGTGCATAGAATGGTATGGCTTGTTCTAATTCTATTGGATCGTCAAAATTTATATCTGACATCCATTCTCGGTCAGCTTCTGATTTAAACACAATCGCTAATTGTTTTATTAATTGTTTATAATCTTCTTTTAATTGTTCAGAGGTGTCCTGTTTGCTTGCGTTATGTGTAATATACCATTGAGATAGATAACCATCATACTGTTCCTTTTCTTTACCAGGAATTACTCCTATATTTCTTTTAATCCATTCAATAAAACTATAAGGAGAATTAACATCCTTAGACACTCCGGATTGTTGTGTTAAATCTATTGCCTTTGAATATTTGCTTAAAACATTACTCATCTATTAACCCTAAACCTTTATGCAGTGTATAATTAATTATTTTTTCAACAGTTTTTTCACTTCCAAGCCAATCTTCAATGCCTGATATAGTTTCATCTAAAGTAGTGTATGAATCGTCCCAATTAATATCCCCTGCTATTTGTGTATCACATTGAACTGGAATGTATTCATAAAAACAATATCTGTCACTAATTATATTAAACTCTTTTTCATTGGCTGTTATTCCTACTGTGTATGAATGGGGCAAAAGCCAATAATAAGACTCTGAAAGCGGATATGTGGATATACAAGAAGTGGCCGATTGAAAGACGTCACAAAGGTTTTGATTGACATTTATTTTTTCTCTTAAATAATTACCAATAAATATATTTCCAATAGCGCCATTTAAAATAAACAATCCATTATATGAAGGAGATTTAGCCGGAGGGTACGATCCATTTACAGCTACATCATACAACTTCCACCTGTCCCCATTTGAAAATGATGTATAAAATCCATTAGAATTGTAAAAAAGTCTACTCATATAAAAAATTGTATCGTTCATTGCCATTTTTAATGGAACAGTATATAAAGGCAGTGAAGTGATGGATGTCCATGTAGTACCACCATTTAATGTTATTTGTGGGTGATCCGCCCATCTGCCCACTAATATTGTTTGACCATCATTAGATATAGTAATTGACTGCCAATTATCTGTACTATTTGTAATTTGTGTCCATGCAGGTGTCCCAATAGAATATGTTGATATATAATTTCCAAATGTACAAAATGTTAAATTTTCCCCATTTTCAGACACCCCAACCCCATTAATAAAAACTCCAAAAGATAAATATTTTTCGTACCAATTATCACCAATATCAAAGGTATACTGTATTTTTGTAAGAGTTGACGCTATTGCTGTATGTCCATTAGAAGATGCTTCTAAATATACCCATTCGTATGGTAATATAGGAGGACAATAATTCCACGTTACTCCACCGTCTAATGATCTATACATATACCCGCCTGTCCCGCCTGAAGATTTTTCACACGCATATATAATTTGTCCATCTGATGATAATGTTAATCCTCTCCAATCAACCTGTCCAATTCCATCTATTACATTTTTAATAGAGCTTGATCTCCACGTAATACCACCATTATCTGATATATACATTTTTCCATTAGTGTTTACATCTATGGATGCAATAACTACCAATTTTAATCCACTATCTGAAATAGCTACATATTTAAAATATTTTTCTGGATATGGAAATGATCGAGTTATATCACTCCATATATATGACTGGTTATATATATCTTCACAAGATAATGGAGGTGTTATTAACTCATAGCCTAAATTTAAATAAGCGTCTCTAACTATAAAAGGCTGATAAGCCGTAACTATATATGATGACGGATTAAACAATGATCCTCTATTTCCAGGATGTAAATGATTACATTTGTCACATAAATAATCTACTTCAATAAGTTCTGATCCTGATAAATATGTTCGGTATTCATTTCTAATATTTTTATTGCATCCACAACGAGATCCCCACAAATATTGTTGATTAACGGATATGATATCCATAATTCTTTTTAATTCTGGAGGATACACCAATCCATAATCATCAATAGACACATCTGTTTCGTGTGCCATGCTATATACTGAATCTATATTTGCATGACTAATATCTGCGTGATTTTTAGTATAATTTGCTGCCTTCTCGTACACCGTCCGACCAAACATTCCTCCACCATCTCCCTCTATTCCAGAATATGGTTGATCTGTTCCTATTGCCGATTCCATTATTCCGTTCCATAAAACAGGATTGTCTTTAATATGAGGCTGAACATATAAATTGCTCATCCATTCATTTGCATTCCAACTTTCATTATATCTACGAATGTCGTATCCAGTGTAATCTTCAATATCAAACAAATCACTACTTCCATATAATGTCATTGAATCGCCAGAAATTATATGACTTAATACTCCATATTTTATTTGCCACCTAACTCCTGTCCAATCTCCAAAGGCCTGAGCAGATTTAAAATAATGATTTAAAGGACCAGCAGAATATAATAATGTTACAGTGCTTACATTACTATCACTGATTTGATACAATGTGTTTTCTACTGAATTTATTACATAAATTTTATCATCTGTGATACTTGCAATACCTTCCAATGCATTATATTCTAACAAAGGTCCTGCAGTAACCCATGGCATAGCACCTTGACCTATTTTAAAATCTGTTGTAGTACTATTTTCAACTGTAATTCGTGTAACTGTATTATAATCTTGCGTAAACCATATATTTCCACTCTCATCCATAGCAATATACTCAGGATGTACAGCATTAAAGGACGACACCTGTATTGCATTAGAATATTTTACAACTTCACCGGAATAACTTAATGCGGAGACAACAGAATGATCCGTTAATGTAACCCACACATCATTATTTGCATCTATTAAAATGTCCATAGGACACGAACAAAGTGGAAGTGTAATAATTGAGCACGGGCCCATACCATTAGTATCATATTTATATAAACAACTGCATAAAGGATTACTATATGAAACCCAAATATTATCTTCTTTATCAGTTTCAGCTAATGGTGGTTTTCGTAAAGGATCAAAACTCTCTTCAATAGGCAAATCATAATTACAATCTACTGTAATTAAATGTGTGCCGTACTTGTCAAACTTTAATAAACTAGGCGAATCAAATAATGTAACCCAAAAATCATAATTACTATCTAATGATATGCCTGCCGGTGTAAGAGCACTTACCGATATACTAGACACCATAATAGTGCACAGCCGTGTTCCAAATGTATCATATTTATATATAGCATCCATTTCAGAATCAGTACACCATATACTAAAATCTGAATTTGTTGCTATTCCGAAAATACCTCCAAACCCAGACAACCCCATAGGATTATCAATTGGTATTGTAGTTATTATAGGAGCTTCATATGATAACATTTCATAATAGTATCCTTTAAATTTTTCCTTTTCAATAAAGGATGTTACACTATCAATTAAAGTACTAGATATACATGGTGTGTAAATCAAATGCAGTTTGCCGTATTCAGGGTTTGACACCCACAAATACGGCATCGTTATACTAGCATCTGAAATTGTTACTGTTACTGTAGCAGATATACATGCATTCTCCACAGCTTCAGAAGATTTTACTATACTACGAATATATCCACCAACTTTAAAATCTTGATAATCGTGTGCAGATAAATATGAATCTAATGTTGAAGGATCCCATGTTACAGCTGTTAACTCAACACCTTCTAATGTTCTATTTACAATACCATCTCTAAATCCAAAATAATTTGTATAAGGAATGTAATACATTATTCCATTGCTGTCATTATCATATAATATTGTTTGATTGCTATTAACAGTTATTACATGAGGAATCTGAGTATTCTTCCAATATGTTGTTTGTAAATCTAAGATACCATCTTTAGTGATTTTTAAGTCTGTGGGCACTACACTATTAACGAAATAAGGAATACATTGACCCACTTTACTATTCGAATAACCTGATACCTCATGCAATTCTGTAGTATTATCATACCATACTGAATTCTCTTGATAGTCTACTATAAACCATAATAACACAGGCAAACAATTAGATGTTGGCAGATCATCTATATAATAAACTTGTGCGGACGCTGTATATACATCGGAAAATAATCCTGTAGCAGGGTACATAATTAAATCATTAATATAATTCCCACTTAAATCTGTAAATCTCCACTCAGGTATTAAATGGGACCATTTATTCTGTGGAGATTGATACGGCTCAGATTTTGAATTTTGAGCGTATAAATGGACCGTCTTGGGAATATTATCTTCCGCACTTAAATATACTGTAAAAGGAATCGAACTTTTACATGTTGCATAGCTTGGAGGGGCATTAACAACATTTAGTGCAACGGGATTCGCCGCTGAATTTTGTAAGGTATAAAGTGACATTTTAATATTCTATCGATTCGTATACTTTGGTTATAGACTTAACTACAATTTTATTGACAAACGATTCTCTATTATTTAAATACAGATATTTAAAGTAGTTCATACTTAAATTCTTAGCTGTCAATTGTTTATCTGTTGGATACACGGGATTCCACACTAATATAGATAATCCATTATACATCATTGATGGATCATCCTTTCTACGAGTGTAAAAAGTTTTAACTCCTTGAATACCCAATATTTCGTTTGTCAAATAATTAACATCCAGCTCTTTGCCTAATAACATATTAGTTCTACTGAAATATTCATCAAATTTATTATATATATCCAATTTTATTGAACTGTCGTCTCTTCTTGAATTTTCATTTTTTATAATATATAATTCGGTATAATTAACATCATTAGTATTAGCTATACCTCCTAATTCTGTAGGTAAACATACATCCGCGGCTATATATACAGGATCTAGTACAATAAATTCAGACGTTAATGTTTTTACTCCTTTAATAGATGATATAATTAATTCTTTTTGAGCGGGAGTTAAAGTTGATGTAGGATTTTTAGTATCATTTATTGTTTTAGGAATAATTGTGCCGTATACATTATTAAAATTACACCCATCAGCAAATGCAATTTGATTGTATAATATGTTTGAAACATTATTAGGATCCTTTAATCCTAAATCATAATAATATTTTAACTGTTCAGTTATATATGTCCAATTGTTAACAACTTTTGTGTCATGTATTAAATTAGCAAAATTTGTTTTAATATAATTTTCATAATCCTGTTCAGTTACTAATCTATATTGTGATCTAAATATACCGGGAGCAGAAAGTTTAATAGCATCAGCGGATTCTTCATTTTGATAATAAGTAGAGGGAGATATATTTTCAAATAACAAAAACTGTGATTGAGAAGTACTCATATATAATATTTCATTGTTTTGTTGTGCATTTATATCTGCTAATATCTCATCAAAAGTTGTTGTCGAAAAGATCGCTAGTTTTCTACCACCAATAGCACCCGGACCCACTTCACCATTAACACCACTAGATTTTAAATAATAAATAGCTACCGTATCTCCACTACTTATTTTTTTACCATTAATATCATTTCCAAATTTAATTTCATAAATTTTTGATTCATTAAATCTTATTTCATATGTCTTACTACTTGAGTTTTCCATGTATAGAGTAGGGGCCCTTTTCCATTGTGTCCAAGTACCTTCATGCTTAACATAAACATCTATATTAAAATGGTCTACAATAAGATCTTTACCAGCTGAAAAGAATATAATTTCATTTTCATTTCCCACAGCTGTATAAAGAGCGTATTCTTGCCACTTGCCTTGATACAACAATTTCTGTGTTGATACATCTGTTAATGGTTGTGCTGAACCAAAAGGTGTAGTTTTAGCCCACGTAATATCTTCATTGAAAGAATAAGGAGCTGCATCATTTTGAATATACGAATATCTTGGTATTGTATACAGTCCTGGTGTATAATTTTCTAGCGCAGATAGCCCAAAAGACAATGTTGCTGATTGACGTCCCACAGGTTTATAATCTAGTAAAGACACTATACGGCTCATGTTTTCATATAATTGTGCCTCTGAAAACAATGTTTCTGTAGATGTTCTATTTAAATAATACATTAATGCATGAAAAGTATATGCAATAACTTCGATAATAGTGGAAAGATAACTGCCTTCATAATTTTGATCTGTAAAGACATTGTTTTCAGTTAGTCTATCTTTAATAAACTGTTTAAGGTTTAAAGCATCGAATACTAAATATCCGTCTCGAGGTATCGTAAAATTTGTGTTGTCTGCCATATATTACTCCCTAATCAAATATCCTTCTTTTGTAAAAATGCCCTTTATAGAAAACGTTTGTTTATTATATCCAGGTATACGTACATTAATAGTTACCTCATATTCTTGTGTATCTATAAATGCATCTACATTAATATTTACTACTTGTATTCTAGGCTCCCATGTTTCTATCGAATCTTTAATTGAGCTGCCAAGGGCCTTGGCATGAATTTCATCAATTGGTTCGAACAAAAACCTTCTTAAATCCTCGCCATAATTCGGTAACAGAAACCTTTCACCTGGAGCTGTATTAAACAAATTTTTAAGCGAATTGTGAATTGCGCGTAAATCAAAAGCCACTTTAATGTCCCTATTAGTTGTATTTATACCAGAACCTATGATCTTTTCCTCAATATCTAAAAACAAATCGACATAAGTATAGTCTTCTACATTTAATTGCGTGTTTTTTAAACTATCAAATTTAATAGATGCCATTTTTTCTTTCCAGTTTACATAAATATTTATAAAGATATTCATATTTTAAAGGAGCATTTTATGAACAATTTCCGTGGGAAGTACGAACAAATACATGAAGATACATTATACCGTTTCCAACAAGGCGGCTTTTTGGCGGGTGATTATGTAGCTATAAAGAAAGATGCATTGCAAAGTGAAATGGTCGACAAACTAACTAATACCACTAAAGAGATGTTGAAAGCATTAATTAAACAACAAATACCTCTGCGTATTAGTTATATCAAGTCAGCCACTTCAGAGGCAATGTCCGGGCCAGTTGGTGCAGCTAATGTTCCTGGTTGTTTATGGGCAGATGTTGTTATTGAATATGCTCCTGGTATGTGGAAAAATCCAATGACACTTCCGTTAGCTGTTCTAGAAAAATTAACCCCTGAAAATGAAGCAGAGGGATATAGACCGTATTCTAAAGAACTAAAAAGAAAAAACAGAAACGATAGCAGCGAAGCATCTCCTGACAAATTTAGAGATGAACAAACAAAGGGCAAAGATAAAGAACGCCAATTAACCACTAAAAACACTAAGCTAGCACACACTAAAGATCCTAGAGACGGCCGCGAGGGATTAAAAGTTAAAGAATCTAATGAAAAAATTCGTACAAATGAATATGAATTAATTGCTGAAGCATACGGTCAAGTTTCTGTATTAGAAGCTTTGCAAAGTAAACTAGTAGATTTCTATAATAACATTTCTGGTTCCTATCAAACCATAAGCTCAGATGAATTGTTTAAACTTATTACCGATACTGTTTCAGGACTAGAAATTAAACCCAGCAGCAAAAATATCATAATACAAAATGCTACCAAAATTTACAAATTAGGCAAAGCTCGTGGAATACCAGATGGTAAAATTAATTTTGAATTCATTAAATATCTAGGCAATTCAATTAATAAATTTGAAACAATGAGGTAATATGAACAAAGAACGCCATTCAGATTATAAATTGCTTGCTGAAGCTTATTCCCAAGTTAATAATATGGAATCTGCTGTTTGGGAAGTAGAGGATTATATTGAACAATATAACACAAAAAAGGCTGATAGGACTTGGCAAGATCCAACTAAAAGCAAATCCTTTATGGTCCAAATACAACATATTGCTCAAAAATACGGAGTTGATCCTAACGAATTATACAAACAATTTGTTGAGGTTGATGAAGGTGATATAATGGAAACAGAATCTTTTGATAATGTAACCCATCAGCAAGGTATGGGAAATGAACAAATTAGAAAATTAAATGATTGCTTAAAAATTCCTGGCATGAAGGATTTGGGCTGGGTAAATAGTTGGGCCAGAATTCCTGAAATCGTAAAATATTGTAATGATCACAATCATAAAAGAGTGGGTGGAACTAAAGGTCATAAATTTAGTGGTATAACTATCACATGTTGTCCACTATGCAAATTCTTCTACCAAACCGATGCTGGGGACTAAAGAACACTTACCAGTTCTAATAAACAACAATATGCATTAATTTCAAAATCTAATACAAATTGATGTTTGTATAATGCACTTCCAATTATTAATAATGCCTTTTTCTTTGTATCTATTTTTATTTCTGAATTATACACTGCTTCAAATAAACACTTTAGAAAAACATGATAATCGTTATTAAATTCTGTTTCATTATCTATAACATATTTTCTAATATCGTCCGTGTGCTCTTTATTATCGATCATTTTTAAAACAGTAGAAACAATACTATTATCTAGTGCTTCATTTTGTATGTGTAATATACCGTTCTTAGTATTCTTTTGAACAATATTGATCATTTTACGCAAATCAGGATAACACGATGTTAATAAATCGCGCAGTTTTTCTTTTTGATCTGGAGGAACTTGTATATTTTCACTTTTTATCACATGTACTACCCGTTTAATGCAAGATCGCAAAGGGGGTAGCATGTCAAACGATTGAACGCGCGATAAAAGAGGCTTGCATATTCTATTTTTATAATTGGCAGTTAAGACAAATCTAATATTAGCACTATATTCTTCCATAATGTTTCGTAGTGCCCGCTGACTATCAGATGTTAACCCATCTGCTTCATCTAATATGATAACTTTAATCTTTCCATCTAGTGATTTTGTTTGTGCAAAAGGAACAACTTTTTCTCGAATAGAGTCAATTCCTCTTTCATCACTAGCATTAATATATCTGTACATTAAATCTAATTCTTTTACTAATATTTTAGCTAACGATGTTTTTCCTAAACCAGCAGGACCACATAATAAAACGTGTGGAATTTCTCCTGATTTAACAATATTCTCCGCCCAGTCCCTAACTTCAGCCGATAACACTATTTCAGACAATATCTGAGGTCTATATTTTTCAACTAAAAGATTATTAAACATTTCTGACATATTTTACTTTCCAGAGGAACCAAAGCCTTTTTCTCCTCTTTGGGTTTCATGAATTTCTTCTGCCCATTCTATTTTTACATCAACTAATGGATAAAATACCAATTGTGCAATTCGTTCGCCTTTCTTAACTTCATAATCATTATCTGAAAGATTATAAAGCTTAATGCCGCAATTGCCACGATAACAGTTATGTACACACATATTATTTGCAAAAAAATTATGATTCTTTTTAACTTCAAGGTGATAAATATCCGCATTCTTAGCTTTTTTTATTGTTTTGATTTTTATATATTTCATTTTTTATCCTTATTAACACGTCTTCTCTTTTATCTTTCCATTCAGATTCCCAAATAATTATTATATTATAATGATAACGATTATAAATATCAAGTTTAAACTTATCTCTTTCCCATATATCTTTTGCAAATTTTTGCAACTTTGGATTATAATATTCTGCACTAAAATATTCAGGATTACAATGAAAAAAATCACCATTACATTCTATTACCACATTGCTATTTGCTACAATATCAGGATAAATATATTTTCCTTTGTCATACTCAATCCGTTGATTGCTTTTTATCCTATCTGGACCAAAAATATCTATTAAACAATTTTTAATATGAATTTCAAATGCCGACGTACTGTTTAAGTTTCTACAATTTGTACAAAATAATTCAATATTTAAATTTTTATTTATTTCATTTATCTGTTCTTCATGAAATGTTCCACATTTGGTACACTGTAAAATCTTTTGGCCTGCTTTATAATGGCATTTTTTAGAACAATATCTGGCGTTTTTTCTATAATTCCAAACCTTAAATTCTTTTTTACAGAATTCGCATACTTTTGTTACTTTAGCTTTTTTATCTTCACTGTATTTTGTTCTTCCTGTTTTTTGTGCATGTTCACTACTACATTTGCGTGAACAGAATATAGTTTTAAGATATCCCATAACTTCAAATGAAGTACCACAATTAAGACATGTCTTTTGTTTGCGGTTTTTATTAAAATTAGCACTACACTGTCTTGAACAAAATTTAGCATTACGCCACGATTTCACTAAAAATCTCTTTTTACAAAATTTACAAATTACATCTTTATTCATAATCTATAAATATTTATCATTATTGACAACATTTATCGGGGCTATTTTGTTAAAAGGTTAAAACATAGTCTGTATCACGCAAATCTTGTGCTTTTTTCCAACCAGTCTTTGTTAATATCAATTTTGTTGGAGGAAGTTGTAGAATATCTCCATTTTCAGTTTCAATTTCTAACATTTCTTGATTTTGCACAGTCCACATTTCTTTTATAGAATCGATTTCTTTATCACATTTCTCTTCATTATATGAAAATATATATGGAACATTGTTTTTTGAATATAAATCTTCGACTAAAATATCCCCCTCAACAGTTTTGATAATAGTGCCTTTTGGAACACAATTATCCACAATTCCTGGGTGAGGTTGAATTCCATGTTTAAAGCCGAGGCCAGAACGAGCTTCTATTTTAAACCAATAGCCCGGTTGTATATACGCAATATCTATACCAGTATCTACTACCTTAGAACCTTTTGCAGGAATAATAACATCTTCTACTGAACACACATCATAACCTGTATCTCCACTAGACTCTATCCATAATGGAGTCCAAGGATTGCCGTCTTTATCTTTTATACCATTATAAACAGGCTCATGTTTTCTAACAGGCAGACGAGCATCAGGATGCTTTTTAAGAAATTTTACTTCTATCATATTATTCTACCAATAGTTGACGAGGATCTGTATTGTCGCCTGTAACTTCACGAATTTCTTGTTTAGGTTGATTAGGGGTTATTGCATTATTCACTAGCCAATTTACTAGCTCGCCTATTTTGTTTCCTGGTACTAACCACGTTTTTCCGTTTACTACTATTCTTATTTCCATTTATATTCTCCTTATTTTCTATTTCCGTCAATTTTTCTACTTGACAATCAATATACTGTTTTAATAAACTATTCACAGCATAATTAACCAATTCTGCTTTATCTTCTTTAATTCTTTTAAGTCCTTCTTTAGCTAATATATTATATTCCTTATCTGAAATGTCTAGATCATATTTATAATATTCTTCTTTTCGTTCATTTATAAGATTCATATTACCTCCTTATTAATATAATATATTGAAATTTGAAAAAATCAATGATCAACATAAATATTTTTAATGAAAGACAATGAATTAGACGAAATTAATGATTTGGTTGACCAATTAAAAGAAACTAAAAAGCTGGGAAATTTTATAGCTAATAATATTCCCCCTCCTGATACAACAAAAGATCCTGTAGTTACTGAAGACACGATTAATGATTTTATTTTAAACACAGCTTCCAAGTTAATACAACAAGGATTAGATTCTGCAGAATTTGTAAAAACACAAGCACTAGGTAGTGGATCTGCAGAAGAAATAGAAGCATATGCTAAACTAATTACATCAGTCGCTAGTGCTATTGATACACTAAATAAAGTCAACATCCAAAATAAAAAAGCTAAAGCATCCAAAGAAATCAAACAAATGGAATTGGATAATTCTAAAAATCTATTAGATAAATACGAAGTTAAAAATCAAACTAATAATATTCTAATAGCAACTCGAGATGAAATTATGAAACAATTAATAGAGGTTGCCACTAAAGAAGAGGAACCTGCTATTGATGTTGATTATGATGTTATAGGCGAAAAAAATCCCTCACCTGAAAAATGAGGGATTTAATTTTATTTTAAACTGCTTTTACAAACAAGCTTCTACTTCATACAATCTTGTGTGTTCCGCTTGTGATGTCCAGGAGTTCCACATAGGATTGCCATCTATAGACACTCCTGATGAATACTTGCCTGATGTGTCATATAAATATGCTGAGTAGTAATAATCTGTTTGATCATCTAATCCTGTGTCAGTATATGATACTCCACAAGCCATATATACTGTTGATGCATGCCATGTATTATATGCTGATGGATATGTTACAGTTGATCGTGCAATTCTACAGCCTGAAATATCTGTATCGCCTGGATATGTCCATGTTAGCTCTATTTGATTTATGCCTTCTGTATTAGCAGCAAAATTATTAGCACCGCTTGGCGATCGTTGATCTCCCAAAGCTGATAAATAATAACTCCACTCAACCCCATCATAATCACTTAATGTAAATCCAGGATCTCCTGCTGATAATTGAGCATATGTTACTGCAGATAATGCAATTAATGATTCAGCACTATCAGCATGATAATATGTATTATATACAGTTACTGTATAAAACAGTGCATCTGTTGCTCCACCAACACCAATACCATCAAGATCTGTTGTTAATATTAAAGGTATTGTTGCTGTAGTTTCAAATGCTATTGTAACAGACGGATTATGACTTGATATCATAACACCAAAAACTTGTACACCGCTTACACTTGAAACTGCATCAGTAGCACATTCAAATTCTAAACTGGTATGATATACTGTATTTAAACCGTATGCTTGAGTTACTTCAAAAATCGACCCATTAGTCGTCATTAGTGGATTTGACATATATAATTCTCCTATTATTCTTTTAAATATTTATGGTTTCTTTATAAATATTTTTTTATTTTCACACAGTGTTTTTATATCTTCTGTGTATCTTTTACTAAAATTTCCATTATGACCTACAGTGAAGTGACATTTCCTACAAAGAGATATAAAATTATTAGGATCAGCGCCTAATAATATATTAGACCAGAGCGGCACTATATGGTGAACCTCAATTTTCTTATTAGTATCACACCAAGCACATGTTGGATGTTCTTTGCGATAAAGATTTAATGCTTTGGTTATTTCATAACTGCGTTTAATTAAAGCAAAAAAAGAAGGGCTATCTTGTTCAGACAGCCCTTTAATTATATTAGTATTTTGTCTTAATAAAAATACTAATTGAATAAATTTAAACATTATAGTGCTGAAACTACAAAGGTTAGTGCTTCTGCCATAGCTGAAACATTAACAGTTGAACCAAGGGGTACAAACGAACTAAGTTCGGTTATTAATGAAAAGGCTGAAGCAGCAGTTGTAAGATTAAATATGTCTGCTGCACTAACAGGATTTCCTCCAGACCATTCTCCTGGATATTCATCTGCGGCCACTTCAACTGCACAACAAACGGCGGTAATTGTATCTACTTTCATAATATTCTCCTATACTATTGTTTTAAATATTTATTGTTTTTCGGTAACTTTTTTCGTTATTCAAAAAAAATACCTCATCATTACTGATGAGGTATTTTCAATTATTTTAACACATCACTTACATATACATATGTGAGCTACCAGGGATGAAGGCCTGTCCCAAGCTCTTTACAATGATCAAGTGATAATACAGTGATGCACCAAATAGGTGATCGACAACGCCATAACGTGTTAGCAAGCCAACACGAGGACTGAAGTCGTTAGGACCAATAGTGCGCTGTACCATTACAGGAATGTAAGGACAATATACAATACCGGTGTCATAATACTCAGAACCCTTATATCCAAGCAAGCAATACTCTAGACGAGTACGTGCTGCACGAACCCAAGGCTGTTGAGCTTCTGTACGTGTGTCACGGTAAACCGTGAAACGTCCGGCTAGCGTTCCAACTTTAGAAATACCAACTTGCTGTGTGCTTACCGTGCTATTGATTGGCATGAATTTGAATTCAGGCAATACTTCCATCATTGTGCAAACTGTTGGGGTTGCAATAATGAAGTTAGCAGGGCCACGACGGTTACGGACTGCAACACGGTTAGCTTCAATCAACACCTTCTGATAGAAGTCCCTGTTACGTTCACCCAACCAACGGGCGTCAGCTGATATTGGCGACCACGAAGAATAACCAATATTGTTTCCAGCATTTACGCAGATCTGAATCATACGCATAACCATTTCACGGTCGATTTCGGCTTGAATTTCATAGCTCATCGCATTTGTCAATTCATTGTCTACATCAATACCGTTCATGTTCTTAAGGTCTTGCTCTAACTCAACCGACCATTTAGCTGCTAGTCTACGAGTACCAGCTTCTACAGCTGTCTTCTCGAACTCAAGTGTAACCTGAGGGATTTGACCAGTCATTTCATAGTTGCCAAGCAATTCAGCAATACCCATATCTTCAGGCAACATAGTAAAATCAGTACCGCCAGACAAGCTAGCAGATGATGTACCAGTATAACCTGTTTGTAGATAGTTGTAACCAAGTTCCTTTTCATTAGCGTTGATCTGTGGACCACCGCGGAACTGTGTAGGATTGGTTGCATCGTATGTTCTACGAGAAGGATCCTGCCAATCTAAGCTTGAACCATCATAACGATAGCGCAAAGCAAATGCTAGACCTACAGGGCCGCTCATAGGCTGAACACCAACGATTTCGTTAGTAATCAGCTCAGGGAATGTACGGCGAATCATAGGGATTAGAATCTTAGGCAAACGGGCATCGCCTGTTGCATAAAAGTCTGTGTTTACACCCTGTACAGGCACTTCGCCACCATACGCTCCAGCGTTTACTGAACCGGCATAACCTGTAAAGGCTCCACCAGTACCGCCGGAATACGAAGCTTCACGCAAACACCACTTCTCCTGGTTTTCCAGTAAGATCGCGGTATTCAAACGCGAATGCTCATCTTCAATTGGAGCAACTGTCTTAGATGTGTAATCTAGAACAGGGCGCCATTTCTTTAACAAAGTTTCAGCATTATCCATATTGATATAAGCTGAATGTTGATTTATACTCATTTTTATTTTCCTTTTAAATTCTGAAAGAGTTTTAAACTCTTAATTATATTTTATACTTATCTTGACCTTTCATTACGTCGATGTATGAGTTAACAACAGATGTATCAACTGCATCTGTGGACTCGTTAATTGGGCGTCTTGGTGCTATTTGAGACTTTGGAGTATCCACATGACCTTTTACAGTCTTTGAGGACGTCTTTGCTGTCTCTGTTAACAACTGAGCCTTTTCATCATCATCTTTCTCAAACATCTTTACAACGTAATCAATGTTTTCTGTGATATAA